TTGTATATATTCCTTAAATTTTGTTATGTTAAGTGATTTTCTGTTTAATTTTGATAATTCAGTTTCCCATTCTATTATTGTTTTACCCTGTATTTTTTCTTGTTTCAATTCTAATTGAATTTTTGAATACTTCTTTTTCTTTGTTTCTTTTCTTCGTTGGTCTTGTGAATAACGAAACTCGTTTGCTTCTTTATTATCAGTATCTACACAATAAATTAAATCGCATTTGCCAGGGTCTATTGCTACTATGGATTATTTGAAATGATAATTGTTAAAATTTATTTCAAACTAATGACAAAATGACTATTAAACAATTAATAGACATTATAAAAGATAAAATTGCGAACAGCATAACAAACAATGATAGATTAACAATTGTAATATATACAATTAAGCATTTTATTCGTGAAAATAAATCACCAATAATAAAAAATACTTTATATCAAAATGATAATTTAGCACTATTTATGATTAATAATAAAATGACTATAACTAAATTTATACGCGAATTTGATAAAGAAAATATTGATGTTAATAATATCAATATTAGAGATATAATAAGGACAATTACACATTCTATTTGTGAATTAAAAAATTATAAATTTTTAGATGATGACAAATTATTAGGATTTTTATACAGAACTCACAAAAATATTAAATTTACAGGATTAACTTACCCATCACTTAAAAGAATAGATGATTTAATATTAAATACATAATACATTTAATTTTCATCTTCTTCAATAATTAATAACTTTTTAGGTTTTACAATTTTAGATTTTTTTACAACCTTTTTAGGTTTGACATCTATTTCAATTATTTCTTCTTCTTCGGCAATTGAAATCGTATCACTTTCATTTGATGGTTTTTTAATTTGATTAATTTCTTGTCTTGTTAATCCAATTAACTTATAAAATTCATCCTCTATAATATCATTAATTCCTAACTTACGAATATCTGGAATATACGAATATACTTCATTGTCTAAAAATGATTGTCCGTATTTAAGATAATCACTTACAATATGACTGATGTTAAAATCTAATATTTTTTGTATTAATTCTAATTTATCGCCAAGTATATAAAATTTATGATTTCCTGTTAAACTTAATTTTCCTTCGTCAATAAAAGCACCCTTAAACCCTCTTTTATTTGCGATGATTATTTTTCTCTTATTTGCGTGTGGATGTGTTTCACTTGCCTTTTTAACTAATATTCCTTCTTGTAATGTATAAGTATCAATCGCAAACATATCTTCCA